AATGATGAAGAATATAAAGTAATTAATGAATTATATAATAAAACCGATACTATATGGAATTCTAATAATTATATCTATTTAAGATCATCTCCTTCTAAATGTTTAGAAAGAATTAAAAAAAGAGGCAGAGATAATGAAATTAATTCTATTACTATCGATTATTTAACAGATATTCATATCTTACACGAAGAAGCTTATAATAAGGCATTAGAAAAAAAATATAATATTCTTATTATTGATGTTGATAATAAAGATACAAAAGAAATCATTGATGAAATAATTTCTTTTATATCTTAATAATCACTATCATAATCTTCATCATAAATATCATCATAATTTTCACATTCATTATTCTTAAATTTTTTTTCGTGTGATTTGTAATTAATCTTATTAACAATCTTCTTTGAAAACTTAATTCCATCAATAATAGTATGTTCTTTAATAATCTTATTAGGAATAATATTATAAGTAATAGAATTATTAGTATGGAAAGAAGATTTGTAATTACGATGCATTATTTATTATTATTTATAATAATTTTATAAAAATAAAAAATCATTTTTTTTTACATTTACTATTATTTAAAAAAATTAAAAAATTATTAATATTAATTTATTCTTTATTTTCATATATAATTTATTATTTCTTTTTATAATATTATTAATTGTTAAATAATAGTTTTTATTATTATAAATAATAAAATAATGTTTATTATGAATAAATAAATTTGATGATTGATATTTTTTCTTATCTTTATTACCACCCTTTATTTCTTTATTTTTAGGATTAATTGAATTAAAAGTTTTTTGTATTTTATTAATTAAAGATTTATATTTTTCTTGAATATTATTTATATTTTCTTCGGTAATACCAATAATATCATTTAGAATTATATTTATTTGATCATCCGTATTATCACTGAAATAATCAGGGAAATCAATATAATTTAAATTAGGATAATATTTTGGAATATCATCCTTTTTAAAATTTTTATTAATATTAATATTAAATTTAAAATTATTTATATTTTTATATAATTCATATAAATTACTTATAAAAAATGATTTTATAAAATTTGCAAGTATTATTATTTTCTTTTGTTTTAATACTCTTTCAACTACATTTTCATCTTTTATTTGTATTGTACTAAATATTACATTATTATAAAATGATTCTTTAAATTCATCATAATTTAATTCATTATTATTTAATAATTTACTAATAACACTATTATTAATATTATTAATATTATTGAATTCACTTTTAATTTCAGCTGGTATTGATTCGATAAAAGTTTTATTAATTAATTCTCCGCGATTAATTACTTCTAAATTCTTAGTTTTTTCAATAGTTTTAGATGATAAAAATTTTGATAATTTTATTATATATTCTATATTATTTGATGAATTTATTTTATCTTGATTTTTATCTAATAAATATTCATTATTAAATTCAAATGGAATAGTGTTTAATTCTTCAACATCAATATTTAAAAATTTTAATATTTCAGATTTAAGATGAAAATCAAAATCTTTAAATAAATAATATACATAATCATAATCTGTAAAATTATTTTTATAATAATTTGCTAATAAAAACGATGATAATTCTTTTTCGATATTAAAATTACTAAATAATAAAAATGTTATTAAATTTGATAAAAATTTATAAAAATCATTTATAAATTCCTTATCATTATTTTTAATTATATCATAATATTTTTTATTATTATTTTTTAATAATTCTAAAAAATTTTCATCTGGTTTATAATTACTATTTAAAAAATATTTATTATTATTTTCTCTTTCATCATTAATAAAAATCTTCTTTTCAAATAATTCATTAATTAAAGATTGAATAAAATTTTTTCTTAAAGTTCCAAAATCAATTCCATAAATTATTTCATTCTTTTCATTATAATTAATAATTGAATATCTATCATTGTCATTTATATTTAATTTCTTATTATTAGATATATAATTAATAAATAATGAAGCTATAGCATTATTATTATAATTATTAATAATATGAATACCACCATTATCATAATAATTGCTAAAACGATTTTTAATTAAATTTCTATTTTCCTTATTATATTCAAATTCATTATTATTATTTTCAAAAGTTTTAATTAATTCATTTTTGAATTTTTGTATATCATCATCTTCGTCATTATCATTATCATTGTCATTATCATCTATTTTATCATCATCATTATCATCGTCATTATTATCTTTATTATTATTTTTATCATTTTCTTCATTATTATTAATAGCTAATTTTATCATATTTAATTCATTGATATCATTTTTAGTTTCAAAAACAATTTTTTTAAATAATAAATTATTTTCTTTATTTATAATAGTATCTTTTAATTTTAATTCTAAATTACAATCTTTCTTTTCTTTACTTCTTTCTTTTAATAATTTTTGTTTATTATCTATTATTTCTTTATTATTTATTTTTTTTGATTGTTGTAAAATAATATTTGATTTAACCAAGTCATTTCTTATTTCATAATTTTGTAATATTTTATTTACATCAATATTAATATTATTTATATAATTATAAACTAAATCATAATAATAACTATTAACTTCTAATTTATTTAAATCATCGACTAACTTTTTATTAATATTATCTTTACTATTTGTATAATTGAATAAAAGTTCTAATAATTTATAATTTCTTTCATAAATCTCAGAATTTACATCATTATTAACCATATAATAATAATAATAATAAATATCATAGAGATCAATATAAAAATATTTCTTATCTAATATGACAATTATATTTTTAAAAGTATTTAAAAATAATTTTGCATCTTCATAAATTTTCATATATTTATTAAAATTTTTATCTTTTTTTAAATTATTATATTCATTATCAATTTTATTATAATAATTATTAATAATTTTATAAATGACTGTTATAATTTCATTATTACATACTTTCTTTTTAATTAATTTTTTTTTAATTAAATAAATAATTGAATAAACTTTATTTAATAATTCCTTTGTATTTGGTAATATTATATTTATATAAGCGTGTTCATTATAATTATCTATATTAGTACTCATATTACTTCTACTAATAATAATATTTAAAAAAAATGATAAATTAATTATATAAAATTATCATTAATAACTTATTTATAATAATGACATCTGAAATTGATAAGAAATATAAGAAACACGAATTAAGAAGTCATATTTATTCTCGTCCTTCAATGTATATTGGAACAATTGATCCAAACACATTAGAAACTTATATTATTAATGATGATAATAAAGTTATTAAAGAAAATATAACAATTATTCCTGGATTATTTAAAATCTTTGATGAAGCAATTGTAAATGCAATTGATCATTCAGTAAGAACAAGAAAAGATTATCCAGATAATATTGTTAAAAATATTAAAGTTAATATCAATAAGGAAACTGGAATTATTGAAATTTTTAATGATGGTATGGGAATAGAAATCATTAAACATAATGAATATGATATTTGGATTCCAGAAATGATTTTTGGTGAATTATTAACATCTTCTAATTATAATGATGATGAAGTAAGAATTGTAGGAGGTGTTAATGGTTTAGGTATTAAATTAACGAATATTTTTTCAAAATCATTTATTATTGAAACTGTTGATAGTACAAGAAAGAAGATTTATAGACAAGAATTTAAGGAAAATTTAACTATTAAAGAAATTCCAGATATTAAAAGTTGTCAGAAAAAATCTTATACTAAAATTACATTTCGACCTGATTATGAAAAATTTGGTTTAACTAATATTAATAATGATATTTACAATTTATTTAAAAGAAGAGTTTATGATGTTTCAGCTTGTACTGATGCTTCTGTAAATGTTTATTTTAATGATGTAAAAATTAATATTAAGGATTTTGAAAAATACGCAGATTTATTTTTAGATACAAAAACTATTCAACCAAGATTTTATGAAAAGGTTAATGATAGATGGGAAGTTATTGTTGCTATTAGTAAATCAGGCAATTTTGAACAAATTTCATTTGTTAATGGTATTAATACTATTCGTGGTGGTCGCCATGTTGATTATATTATTAATTCAATTACGAAGAAATTATGTGATATGGCATTAGCAAAGAAAAAGAAGACAATTAAACCTCAACATATTAAAGAAAATTTATTTATCTTCGTTAAATCAACTATTGAAAATCCAACATTTGATAGTCAAACTAAAGAAACATTAACAACTTTAATGACTAAATTCGGGTCTAAATGTGATTTAAGTGATAAATTTTATGAGAAATTATATAAATCGGGAGTAATTGAAATTGCTTTAAGTGCTACTGAAGTAGTGGAACAAAAGAAATTAGTTAAAACTGATGGAAAAAAAGTTAATAAAATTATTGTTCCTAAATTAGATGATGCAAATCTTGCAGGAACTAAAGATAGTAAAGAATGTACTTTAATTTTAACTGAAGGAGATTCAGCCAAAACTATGGCTATTTCTGGATTAAGTGTTGTTGGTCGTGATAAATTTGGAGTTTATCCATTAAGAGGAAAAATTATTAATGTTAAAGATATTACTTTACAAAAAATTAGTGATAATAATGAAATTACTAATTTAAAGAAGATTTTAGGTTTAGAACAAAATAAAGATTATAGCAAAGGTATTGAAAGTCTTAGATATGGTAAAATTATGATTATGACAGATCAAGATCATGATGGAAGTCATATTAAAGGATTATTATTTAATGTCTTTCAAACATTATGGAGTTCTTTATATAAATGTGAAGGATTTCTAACATCAATGCTAACACCTATTATTAAAGCAAGTAATAATAGTACGAAAGAAGTTATTAGTTTCTATAATATGAGTGATTATGAAAATTGGAATAATGAAATTCAAAATAAGAAACAATGGAAAATTAAATATTATAAAGGACTTGGTACATCAACTGATCAAGAAGCTAAAGAATATTTTAAAGATATGAAACAAATTATTTATAATCATACTGATGATTCTGATAGTTATATTGATTTAGCTTTTAATAAGAAAAGAGCTGATGATAGAAAGCAGTGGTTATCTAATTATAATAAAAATGATGTATTGGATTATACAGATAAAACTATTACATATGAAACATTTATTAATAAAGAATTAATTCATTTCAGTAATAGAAATTTAGAAAGAAGTATTCCACATATTATTGATGGACTTAAGGAAAGTACAAGAAAGATTTTATATGCTTGTTTAAAGAGAAATTTATATCATAATGAAATTAAAGTAGCTCAATTGGCAGGTAATGTAAGTGAGGTTACAGCTTATCATCATGGAGAAAATTCATTACAAGAGGCTATTATTGGAATGGCACAAATCTTTGTAGGTACTAATAATATTAATCTTCTTGAACCTAAAGGTCAGATGGGTTCAAGAATTCAAGGTGGAAATGATGCTTCATCTCCCAGATATATTTATACCTTATTATCAAAATTAACTAAATTGATATTTAGAGAAGAAGATAATAATATTCTTAATTATCTTGATGAAGATGGATTGAGTATTGAACCAGAATATTATATCCCAATTATTCCTATGATTTTAGTCAATGGGGCAATTGGAATTGGCACTGGCTATTCAACTAATATCCCACAATTTAACCCAGAAGAAATTATTAATATTTATCTAAATTTGATAAATGATATTGAAAATCAAATTCAAAAAATTTTAAATCAAGATGATATTAATAATGCTATTGCAATTATTAATAATAAAGAAATTAATGAAATTTCACCTTATTATTTAGGATTTAAAGGAGAAATTATTAAGAATGATAAAGGAAATTATAGTAGTAAAGGAATTTATAAATGGATTAATGATAATACTATTGAAATAACTGAACTGCCTGTTGGAACTTGGACAGATAATTATAAAGAATTTTTAGAAGAATTGATAACAAATAATAATCAATATTTAAAATCATTTGAAAATCATTATACTGCCAAAAATGTTAAATTCATATTAAGATTTAATGATGGAGTTAAGAAAGATTTAGATGATAAAGAAAAGATATTAACTGAATTTAATTTGATTTCAACTAAAAATTTAAGTTTAAATAATATGCATCTGTTTTCAGAAAAAGGAAATATTCAGAAATATAATACTGTCGAACATATTATTAAAGAATGGTCTTATACTCGTATTAATAAGTATTATGAAAGAAAACTAAAACAATTAGAGATAATGGAAGAAGAATATAATATTCTTTCATCAAAAATTAAATTCATCATAGATATTATTAATGGTGATATTATAATTATGAATATTAAATTAAATGATATTGAAAAACAATTAAATGATAAAAATTATTATAAACATAATGATAGTTATGATTATTTATTAAGATTACCAATTTATCAATTAACATTGGAGAAAAAAGAAAAACTTGAAGAAGAAGTCAAAGATTTGAAAGATAAAATAGAAACTTTAAAATCATTATCAATTACTGAAATTTGGAAAAGTGAATTAAATGAATTATTAAAAGAATGGTTAAATCATAAACAAGAAATTGAAACTGATTATTTAAATGATTTAAAAGGAGATGTTGTTAATTCAAAATCTTCTAAAAAATCCGTCCCACGAAAAAAGTAATATAATCATCTATAGTCCATTTATTTATTTTATTTCCATAATATTTCCATTTAAAAGGTAATATTATTGATTGATTTTTTTCTAATTTTATTATTATTATTTTTCCATCTTCTGGTGGATTTTCTTTTGTTCTTTCAGCTTTATAAATAATTAATTCTGTATCTTCAATTGCATTTATAAATAAATATTTATTATTATTTTGAATCCAATCATTATTATTATCATCATCATTATTATCATTAAAATTAATAAAATTATATTTAAACCAACTATTAATAATTTCTTCAGGATCTTTTATATAATCAGTTATAACAATAGGCTGTCTTGAAGATAATAAATCAAATGTGAAATGATCTATAGATGTTTGTAAAATACTAATATCAGATGGGAAAATATAATAACATAATATATATAATAATAATATTGAAATGAAAATTATGAATATAATTTTCATTTATTTATATTAAATAGAAAAATATGACATTAAAAAAAACGAGAAAAAATAAAAGATTATTAGGTGGTGATAATGAAATATTAAAAGGAAAAATTTTTGAATTATTTAAAGAAAATAAGAAATTACATGTAGATGAATTAGCAAAAAATAAGAAAGTTAATTATGTATTATCAGCTGCTAAACAATATGGTAAATATATTCCAAAACGAGTTAAAAAATATATTGCATCTCAATATGGAATAAAAACTGATGGTGACATTAATGTTAGTGATTTAGCAACAGATATTGATACAACATTAAAATATTTAAAAGATGATAAAAATGATGAAGAATTATTTGATAGTTTTTATGATATTCATAAGTCTGATATAGAAAATTTATATGAAAAATATGAAAAAGATGGAAAAATAGAAAATTCAGATATATCTAAAATATTTGGAAAAGAAAGTGATTTTAATAAAATGTATGATGTCGCATTTGACAAAGTTGAATCTGCAGCAGATAAAGGAAAACTTAAAACTTCAAAAAAAACAATTAATGAAGTAAAAAATAATGAACAAATTAAAAATATTTTAAAAGAAAATTATCAACAAATTGATATAGATATTCCAAAAGAACCTTTAAAATCTTTATTTGATGAAGTTAAAGAAAAAGAAAAAAAAGAAGGAAAACAGAAAGAAATTAAAAAAGATGATGATAAAGTTGAACAAGTCAAAGAAATAAAAAAAGACAAAGAAGATGAAGAAGTCAAAGAAATAAAAGGAAAGAAAGAACTTAAAAGAAAATATACGGGAAATGATAGTATTTTAAATAAAATAGTAAATAGCAAAGAAAATATTAAAGGGCCATTATTTTCTAAAAATTTATATGATGAAGCTTATGCAACAAAAGATAAACCTAATAAATTAATACAAGATTTAAATCAAATAAAAAAAGAATTTAATTTATCAAAAAATAAAATAAAGAAATTAGAAGACCAAATTGATAAATATAGTAAATTAGAAGTTGAACAACAATCAGCAAAGATCGAGTATGCTAAATTTAAAGAAGAAAAAGCAATGAATAATTTTATTAAAATGCGAGATATTGCTAATATGGCCGGTAATGTCTTAATTAATTTAGGACATGCGACTGGTTATACAATTTCTACTGCAAGAGATTATTTAAGTACAATTGGAAGTGTAGGTCAAGGTGTTATTATTAAATTAATATTTTTAATTTTAATAATAATTGCTATTATTGTAGGTATATATAAATATAATGATGTTCAAAATGCAAATTCTATGTCATTTATGAATAATAATAATAAATTTTTAATTTTTAATGGAAGTAATAATTTTTTTAATAATATTAATGAATATATTGGTGGTATTCTTCCATTTAGTGCTTTAAACGGATTAAATAATAGTATTACATTTGCAATGACAGGACAAAATATATATGATAAATATTTAATAAATAGAGAAGAAACAACAGATGGAAGAAGTGATAATATTTTTCATATTAATTATAAAAATAATTATGGAGATATTACTGATAATGAAAAGACTTATTGTACAATAAAACCTAAAGATATTATTATTAATTATAATGATAATAATTATCCTAATAGTGATTATAATAAATTAGATGATGATTTGAAAAAAGATATGAATTATTATAAATATTATCATATACCTATTGTAAGTAATAATACAGGTAAATATGAATTAGATCTAAAAAATTCAACATTTAATAATACACCATCTAAAAATGAAAATATTGCAATAAGAGATTCTTTATCAAAATATAATTTATTTAAATATAATAATAATAATTTAGTTTTGAATAAATTTAATAATGTTTATTATGATTCAAAAAATACTAATACTATTACTAATATTAATAGTGTAAATACAATAGATAGTTATTCATCATATGGAATTTATTTAGTAAATCCTAATTATAATGGAATTAATATTGCAATAATAGATGTTAATTTTAAATATGAAAATTTTAATAATACAGCATTAAATAAATTTGATTTTTATATAAATAATAATGATTTTAACAAGAATATTTTTTATGTAAAAATTAACAAGAAAAATCCAAATTATATTTATATTACATCTCGCGAAAATGATGAAAATAATGATACATCTATTTTTGATTTTATGGATATTTATGATATAAATAATTTTAGTATTATTAAATTATATAATCAGAATGAAAAATTAAGTGTGCATGATTTATATTTTAAAATTCCACCTAATAATAATCATGTAATGCCTCCTAAATTAAAATATGATAATGAAAATCAACGATTTTATATAGATTTCATAGTAGATGGAGATAATAGTTCTTATTTATATATGGATAAGGCAATAAATGGTTCCATTAATCCTATATATGAAATAAATATTGATGCAAATAAATTAAATTTTGAAGATAATACAAATTGTGATAATTATTTCTTATTATATCCTTCACTTGATGATGATATTTTATTTAAAAATGATGTTACTGATCACGAATTAAGTGATATTATTTTAAATTTTCAAAATAGTCAAGGAGAACAAATTAATTATATATATGGATTAAATACAGGTACAAAAAGACCAGATATTATTAGACATAATATAGGCTATATTAATTTACAGTTAAATTATTTATCAAATAATAATTATTTTAAAGATACGAATGATAAAATGAATAAATATATTAAAGATGTAATGGAAAAATATGATAGAAATAAAAATATTAATAGTGATAAAACATTTATTTCATATGCATTTTTATTATATTTCATTATGAATTATTTTTCAAGATGTCAATTTTATATAAATTTATATGATTATAATTATAGTTCCGATACAAAATATACGCGTTTATCTTATTCTATTTATTTAATATCAAATAATGAAGATGGAGGAAATACTGATATTTTTGGTCCTAAAACAGGATTAGGAGGTTCAGATTATGGAGAATGGACAAGTAATAAAATTTTTAGAATTGATATGACAAAATATCCAAATATAAAAATAAATTCAAAATTTTTTAAAAATAAATCTGTTCAATCAATTGGAAGTAGTAGTATTAATTTTAAAAATAATACACAAATATATAAATATTTCAATGATAATAAAGAATATATTCATAAAGAATTAATGAATAGTGGAAATGATTATAAACAACATTTATTAGAAAAAAATCTATATTTCAGAGAACCAAAAAGTTTTGTTGGAAAATTATATACTTTAATTATTAATAAATATTAAACTTATAAATTTTTAATCATATATGTATCTTCTAATTTATAACCAAATTTTTTATAATAATTTCTTACTCCAGTTCCTGCAATAATAGCAATTCTATTAAAATTTTTAGATTTTGATATTTCTTCTGCTTTTGCAATTAATTTTTTCCCATAACCTTTATGTTGTAAAGAATAATTATTATTATTTCCAACATTACTTAATGTTGAATATACATGAAGTTCTCTTATTAATGCTGTATTTTCTAAAACTGGTAAAACTAAACTTGCATTATAATTATAATTAAGTCTTAATCTTATAAAACCAATCAAATAATCTTTTGTTTCATATGAAATAAAATATTCATCTCCATCACTTGCTTTATATTCAATAATTTCTAATTTAATTTGATTATCATTATCATTATCATTATCATTATCATTAATAATCAAACTTGCATCTTTAATTTCTCGACATCTGATGCAAAGACACTTCCAATTATTTTTAATCATATCTTCTTTTAAAACTTGTCTAATACTTGAGAATTGTTGTGAATATCCACCTTGAATATAATGACCTGAAATATCTCTAATAATTCTATTAATTCTAAAATATTTCTTAATATTCATTTTAAAATATTTAATTAATTCATATAAATATTTATCTTCATAAGGTTTATATTCTCCACTATCATATAATTCTTTTATTTTTGTAAATGGAACAATAGCACAAGGATATAATTTTATTTGATCTAATTGTAAATCTGGATTATTTAAAATTTGGTCTAATAAGATTTTATCTTTTTCAACATTTGAACCATATAAATTTAACATTATATGACCATCGATTTTATAACAATTATTTTTTAATAATTTAATTGCCTTAATTGTTTTTTCAACAGTTTCTCCTCGATTATTCATTCTTAAAACTTCATTATCAGTATGTTGAATTCCTAATTGAACTCTTGTACAATTAAATCTTCTTAATCTTTTAATTTCATTCATACAGATACTATCACTTCTCATTTCAAGTGTTAATCCAATTATATGAATTTTAGCAATTTCATTAAAACTTATTTCTTCTTCCAATGAATATATTTCTCTTTTATTATCATTATTATTATCATAATAAGTATTAGCTGCATAATATAATTTAGTTATAAATTCTTCTTGATATTCTTTAGGATATTCACTCCAAGTTCCACCAAGAACAAGTAATTCAATTTTATCAATATTATGACCCATATTTATCAAAGAAGTTATACGACTATTCATCTGTCTAATTGGGTCAAAGTCATTTTGATTTGCTCTTAAAACTGCTGGTTCTGTATATAAATAGCTTTTTGGTTGTTGTGTCCAGTTATTATCAATAGATGGTTTTTCATTAGGACAGAAAGAGCAATTATGAAGACAACTAAAGGTTCCTTTAACTCTTTCTCCATTTGAATTAGTATATTCGGGAGTACCACTTGTAAGAACTGTAATGCTAATAATTCCTGATTGTGATTTTTGAATTTTTTTTATTAATTTTTTCTTTAAATCAAAATCTTCATAACCAAGATTATTATAAATTTTAATTAAATCAATTTTACTACAATTAATTTTTAATTCTTTATTCATTCTTTTAATGAAATTAAATGTATTTGTAAAATCATTCTTAATTAATTCTTCTTTTAATTTTTCAATTTGTTCTGATGATAATAAAGATTTAGGTTTCTTAATAGTATCTTCAATATCCATTTATTAATCAAATATAATTAAGAATTAAAGAAATAAAAATAAATCATTTTTTATAATGTAAATCTTACTATAACACAGCCAGAAGTTCCATTTTCTGCTTTTAGATTATTATTTATAGCAGCAAAACCACCATTTCCACCAGTTCCATATTCTGATGTAGATTTTGTACCTATTGAAATAGAATAAGTATAATAATCATTTAAATATCCAGAACCTCCACCACCAGCCCCATAATATTTTAGAGTTCCGGTAATAGAATTAGAAATACCAATACCTCCATTACCAGGTTTTGAAGTAGTACCATTTTCACCTTTACCACCAGCGCCTTCTCCGCCTGCACCATTAGCAAAAAGATTTCCAAAACCTGAAATATTAAATGTACTAGAACCCGTTGCTCGATTAGCAAAAGTATTATAACCACCGTGTATAACTGCTGAACTTTGCTTTGCAATATTTAATGCATATCTACCCAAAACAGCATTTTGACCATTAGGGGTATTATATATATAACTATCAGTTGGAGTTGTAGTAGTATTGTAATTTGTTGTTAATGTTGTAATTGTTCCACCTTTACCAACAATTACATTGTAAATATATCCAGATACAAAATCTTTATAATTAGTTATATATTGATATCTACCTCCTGCGCCACCACCACCACAATAATAATCTGGACCTGCACCACCACCATATAAAAGATAAATATCAGCTCCATAGCCACCACCACCAATAGCAAATAAATCACAATTAATGTAATTTCTGCCAAATTGAATACTATTAGTTCCAGATATATTAGTGAATGTATAATAATATGTAGTTCCAGAAATTAATGTAGGTGTTAGTAAAACATTATTTTCAATAATTTTAGGTATATATAAAGTTCCAATTCTAAAATTTTTAAAATAATTATTTAAATTATTATTATTATTATTAAAAGTAGATATTGAAACTTTGCCTGATAAATTTATACTATTTCTTATAGTACTAAAACTTAATGAACCAATTGGATTAAGAACTACCATATTATTATTTATTATTAGTTAATAATAATATAAATAATTATTAACTAATAATAAATAATATAGTATCTAATTTTTTATCAATATCTTCTAATTTCTTTTCAATTTTCTTAATAAAATTTTCATTATTATTAATATCTTCTCTATTTTTCTTAATAGAATTATTTATTTCAAATTTATTTATTCCACTTTGAAGTGTTTCTTTATCAATATTATAAATTAATGATAATTCATCAATTGTTTTATTTTCATTTTTATATTCATTATAAATGATTTTATCAATTATTCTTAAAATTATACCATTTAATGTTCTTTTATGATTTAAAGCTATTTCTTCATAACTTTTCTTATCTTTAACTTCTTGAATTAATTGTTCATCTTCATTTATAATCCATTTACAACCAATTCTTGATTTATTTTCATGTTCCATTTTTATAATTATTTAAAAATTTAAGTTTTAAATAATTATAATGTTTAATAATAGTGATAGTAAAACTAATGGAGAAGAAAAATTTTTTAATAATATTAAAGATAAAATAAAAATTATTTTTGATGTTGGATGTAATAATTATAGTGAATATATTTTATTTAATAGTGATATTATTCCATATTAAAATTTAATGAATTTTTCTTTATTCATAAAATAGTAAGCAATAAAACAGGCAGCAATAATATTTAAAATTGCGTGTATTTTCATTTCATTACTTGAAGTTATAAATAATAAATAAATATGAGTAATAAAAACTATAAATATTCCTATATAATAACTAATTAAATGTGCATTCATTTTGTTTCTATATAAATGACAATAAAAATAAATTTAATAAAAATGTCTATATTTATAAAAATTTGATACAGTAAATTCATTAGGGAATGAATATTTATCATATAATGTATAAATTTTTTTCATATGATTATTGGGACTATCTTTTAGCATAATTAAGTATTTTAAATAACTTGGTTCAGTATCATAATTTTTAATAGTATTAATTTTATTTAATAAATAATAATTCATATAAATTTTAGCATCGATATTATTAGCAATACTAATAAAAATTCTTGTTTTTGTTTCCTCTAATGGTAGAAAATTAATGGCATAATCAATATTTTTATTAATATTACCTTTGAGATAATATGGATATTTATATAAAAATCTATGTTCGGCCTTAAATAAAGTTTCCTTAAATAAAAATTTAGTTTTGCATTCTTTAACAACTTGTTTATTATTATTATTGCTATAAATAAATTCTAAAACTACATTAATGATATTAGCATTAACATCGATATAAGTATTGTAATATTTATTATTATTACGATTCTTAAAATTCAATGGTGGATTTTTATAATAACTTTTATAACTCCACCATAATAATCCATTGCTAACTTTAATATCTCCAATTTTATCACTATTATTATAAGAGATATAATGATTGGGACAATGAAGACAGCCATTATTAATAATTCCATTATCTAATTTAGAACCTAAATGTTTGCAAATATTAATAGTCGATAAAGCTGTATTATTATTATCATACCATAAAATCATTGGTAATTTTCCAATATTAAAAATAAACGGTTTTGATTTATCTATTCTATTTTCAATAGCAATTGGAGTCCATTCTCTAAATAATTGAGGTAATATATATGAATTTATAGAAATTGATGATAAATATAAGAAATAGATAATTGATTTTATAATAATATTCATTAAATTATTTTAATTAATTAAATATTTGTTTATATCAATAATTTATAATCATTATTAGTATTATAATTGATATAATCATTATAAAAATTTATATTATTATTATCATTATTATTACTACTATTATTAAAATTAAAATAAAAATAATTATAAGTAATAAATGATAATATTAATGCTAAATAAAAATAATGTTTAATTTTAAACATTATTATTTATAATATATAAGTATAATTTTTTTTATATAAATAAATATGATAAGTGATTTCATATATGAATTGCCTTTACAAAAAAGAATAATAATAATTGGAGATGTTCATGGAGATATTAAAAGATTTAAAAATATTTTAATTGATGCAAATATTATTAATAATAATTTTGAATGGATTGCAGAACCACCAGAAACAGTTATTTTACAATTAGGAGATCAGATAGATAGTAAAAATCGATTTCCTTCAATTGAAAATTGGGAAGTTCTGAAAGATTATGAAATGATTTATTTTACAGATAAATTAAATTTAATTGCTCGTGCAAAAGGTGGTTATTGTATCTCTTTAATAGGAAATCACGAACTTATGAATGTTATTGGAGATTTTAGTTATGTTTCTAATAATAGTAGTTCAAGTTCAAGAACTAATTTATTTAAGGCAAAAGGAACATTAGCATTATCATTAGCAAAAAGACCATTGATTTGTAAAATTGGTGATTTATTATTTACACACGCGAGATTAGATTTAGAACATTTACATTTACTTAAGAAATATGATAAATCATTATTTTATATTAATGAATTATGGAAAAATTATTTAGAAAATGCAACTATTGATATAAAAGATAAAGAACTATTTGATAATATCATTTTAGGTTCTAATGGTATTCTCTGGAATAGAACTGAAAATAATAAAATAAGTACATCAATTTTATTTAAGGAACTTGGAATAACTTATTTATTTTTAGGTCATACTTGCTATGATAAAATTAATTTAAAAGATAATCAGATTTGGTATTGTGATACTGGTTTATCGCGTTCATTTGGAAAAAAAAATTATCAATATTTGGATATAAAAGGGAATAATATTAACATTCAAACAATTAAAGATGATGACGAATGATGAATGATAAATTTGTATTTATTTTTATATAATTAATAATAAAATTGATTATTATTCATAAAAAATAATTATATAAATCATTATAATGATGAAGAATAATTCTTATGAGAATATCACATTTAATCCTGTTATTCATAATGAAATTATGGTTTCAATTAAAGAAGAAGATGAAGAATTTGAAGTTATGAAAATTCTTTTCGAATGTCTTTCTTTATAAAAAAATTGCAATAATAATATAATTATATATAAAACCTTAAATAGAAATTATTTTTGGTTTTTATTATTATAATAAAAAATGATTATTTTGAAATTATAATTTTTTTATTATAAGAATGAGTTTTAAATTATTTAATTTACGAAAATATTTAAAACTTGTTGATAGTAAAATTAATAAAATTTTATCGAGACCTGATAAAAATAAATTAACATATGATATTTTAGATACACATAAATCTAAAACAAATAAATTAATAACTTTGAAAGAAAAACATAGACAAATGAAAATTGGTGAAATTTGGCAAGAAGTTTTAGGAAATTATGATGGTTTTACTAATTTAAAAACAGGTCACGAATCAGGTTTAGATATTATTTCTCATAAAAAGAAAATTATTATTGAACTAAAAAATAGAACTAATACAGATAATCATTCTTCTAAAAAAACTAATTTTGAGAAATTAGCAAAATTTAAAAAAAATAATCCAGATTATAGATGTATTTATGCAAATATTAATGATGATACTGAAAATAAAACTTTAAAAGGAAGTTATAAAAAAATCTTTTATAATGGTGTTGAGATTGAACATATTGTTGGATATAAATTTCTTAGATTTATTCTTGGTAATGATACTGATATTATTATTGAATATATTAAAAATTCTATTGATAAATATGTATAATTTTTGTTATTTTAATAATTCTATTAAAGATAATCCAATAACTCTTGCTAATGCAACAGGAACTGCATTTCCAATTTGTTTATATTGAGAATTTAGACTGCCTTCAAATTCATAATTATCATCAAATGTTTGTATTCTTGCATATTCTCTAATAGTCAATGGTCTATCTTCAAGAGGATGACATCTTTCTGTTTGTTTTTGTGATGGAGTACATAATAAAGTTAATGATGGTTTTTCCATTGATAAACGATATAATATTCCTCTTTTACCACCTTTTGAATGATAAGAATTTCCTAAATATTCTTTTTGTAAATTTTCTGGTAAATTAACCCAACATCCACCTTGAGGAATCATTTTAAATAACTTAATTTTTTCTTGATTATATTTAGCACCAATTGATTCAGGAACATTAATTAAAACATCTTTTAATATTTTTCTTGATAAATTTTCAGATGGAAATTTATAAGTTTTATTCAATGATTTTAAAATACCTATTATAAAAACTCTTTCCCTTTTTTGTGGAACATCATATTTAGATGCATCTAAACATTTATAATTAATATTATATAAATTATTTTTATTTAATTCATTAATAATTTTTTCAAATGTTTTGCCTTTATTATGATTTAAAAGACCTTTAACATTTTCAATCATAAAAATCTTAGGTTTTATTAAATTTAAAATTTCAATAAATTTTATCATTAAACATCCTCTCGGATCATCTAATCCTTTTCTTAAGCCAGATTGAGAAAATGATTGACAAGGCATTCCACCAGTTAATAAATCGAGATTGCAATTAGCATAATCATTATAATTAATATCATACATAGATTTATTAATAATATTAATATCTGAATGATTTTTCTTTAATGTTTTGCAACAATCTTTATTATTATCATTTAATAATAATGGGGAGAATCCGGATTCTATTAAACCAGTACTTAAACCACCACAACCAGCACATAATTCTATGAATGTATAATTATTATTCATTTAAATTATTTATATAATCATTATTCATATATAAATAATTATAAGAATAATATGTAATGGCTTTATTTCAAGAATGGCATTTATTAAATAATATTGATGATAATATTTCATTATTAGAAAAATTATTAAATAATAAACATAATAATTATTATTATTTATCTGAAATTGAATTAGAAGAATTATATGATAAATTAAATGATTATATTAAATTTAAAATTTTAATTAAAATTCGTGATAATAAGAATGATGAAAAAGAATTAATTTATAAAAATAAAATTATTGAATTAAAAAGAAAAATAAAAAATAAAAATAATTATATAAATTTAATTTATTTAAATATAATAATTATAGTCTTTTTAATTATTAATTTTTATTTAGATTATTATTATTACTATTATTACTAACTTGAATAATTTCTTTCATTTCTATTTCTTGACTACTCTCATAAATTCTATTATTTTTATAAAATAAATTTAATAGAATTATATATGGATATTTAAATATTATCATTGATAAATACTATTAATAAAAAATGATTTTATAATTTGAAAAATAATTTCACTAAATATGAATAATAGAGAACCATATTATTTATATAATAATAAATTAAATATTAGTTTTATTAAAAAATCTTTGAATTCAAAGATAAATAAAATTAAATATGATGAAGATAAATTAAAACAGATTTATAGAAATAATTTAAATGAACCTAATTTTAATGTTAAAGAATGGTTATTAAATAATTATGTATCATATAATGATATTGTTCATAATTATTATTTATATAAGGATTATGAATTATTATGCATAATACAAAAATTAATATTTGAATATGAAAATAATATTAATTTACATAAAATTCATATTTCTGAATTAAATAATATTATTGAAGATAAAAATAATTTTATTAAATATCTAATCATTATTATAACAATTATTTTATCGATACTTATAGGAATTATAATATATTTATGTACATATTTTATAGTAAATATATAAAAAAATGATTTTTTAATTTCAAATTATTTTTCATATACAACAGAGAAAAAGAATGTATATTCGCGGTGGCGAAGTTTATGAAGATGAAGAAATTTATGATATTGAAGAAAATGATAATGATCATCTTGAGAAAGATGATTGTGATTATGAATTATCATATGATGATATTGTTTCAATCATTTTTCTTGATAGAATGAATATTAATAATATCATTCTATCTTATTAAGTTTTAAGAAATAATTTATAAAAGGCAAATTAATTTTTGTCTTTCACTTAAATTCTTCGGGAATATTCAGTTCTGATAGACAAATAGAATTATCAATGAAATAATTTTTAGGTTCTTGATTTTTATCATTTGTAAGAGGTTGATAACTATTAATACAATCAAGATTTGATTGAAGTTCAACAAACTTACGAATATCAGCAAACATTTTTATTATTATAATATAAAATAATCTTTATATAAATTAATTTGAATTAAAATTTAAATGTTAATAGAAAAAATGATTTTTAATTAATAATAATTATTTGTCAATTTATTTGAAATGACTGTTATCTTTCTTAACTGGGTTGTATTGTCTATCATTTTCATTCTCTATTTTATTAATATTTGGCGGTCTAAAATCATCAATAAAATCAAAATAGAAATTTATGATTTGAAAAAAGAAAAAGAAGAATTGATAGAAAAACAAAAAAAGCAAAAAGAATTTTATCAAGAAATTGTTAAAAATTATTCTGCACTCGTTCAAGAAACTAAATAATTAAACAAAAGAAAAAGGCCAATTATTATTTTGGTCTTTTGTTGTTAATAATTTAAATTATTAATAAAGACCAAAAAATTTTTTGGCCTTTTTTCAATTATAATTTATTTCTTTTTCCAACCTTCAGTTTCCTTTGGTTGTGTTTGTGGTTGTTGCTTCTTTACAAATCCAGAACCTTTATTAGCATTTTCGCTTGAGTTTTGTGTAGGAATTGGAATAGGAGTACTCGGTGGTGCAGGATTTTTTATTTTCTCTACAACAATTTTTTCTTCTTTTTTAGGTGCAACTTTCATAAATTTATTAAAGAAATTGAAATATTTCTGAAAAAATGTTTTATTTGAATTAGTTGGTGCTATGACCTCTGCTTCTTTCTTTTCTTCCTTCTTCATAATAGGAGGATTAGGAGTAGAAACAGGAGCTGTATTTTTATTTATTTGTGTTTGTTTCTTTAGTTTATTTATCAAATTTAAATAATCAGATAAATTACTAATGATAGTTTTATAAAATTGTTCTTCATTATTAATATCTTCCTTAAATTTTTTAATTTCATCTGTAATCTTCATCAATTCATTTATTTTCTTGTTGTAATTATAATTAATACAATAACACCAGATAAACATAATGACGAGAAGAATGATATTGATGATCGAGAAATAAAACTCAATAGGCGACATCTTTAAGACGGACAATAAATTATTAAAATAAAATATTCATTTTTTGATATTTTATAAAAAAAATAATACAAAATTAATATTAATCATCTTCTTCAATAAATAATGTTTTCTTCTTCTCTTTTTTTATTTTTTTCTTATCATTATCATTCTTATTATTGTTATTATTCTTATTATCATTATTATCGTTATTATTATCATCATCATTATCATTAATAAATAAACATTTCTTTTTAGAATCATCATTATCATCATCGTTAATATCATTATTATTAGATTCGACAAGACAACCGTCAATATAAGTATTAATTAAATATCCATTTGTTTTATAATATTTAATTCTTTTATTTCCTTTAAATTTAAATATAGAAAAATCATCAAGAATATCTATACATAAAGGAATATATTTTCTTTCATTCTTTTTTTCCCTTAAAATTCTTCCAACGGATTGTTGAATATCACCAATCGGACTTGCAAGAATAACAGTATTTAATGTAGGAATATTTAAACCTTCGCTACTCATTTGATAAGTGGCTAAAATTATTTGTTTAGTTGCTGATATATCTAAATCAGACATTTTCATTCCTCCGATATAATATCCATAAGAACTTGATAATTTAGAATCAATTTTAAGTAATTCTTCTAAATCTCTTAACTGATTTTTTCGTTCAGATAATATTAATATTTTTCTATTAGATTCTTTTTCTAAAACTTCTTTTAATAATTTAAATATTAATAATGTTCTTGGTTTATAATTACAAACATTATTTACTAAAGCAACTGAATTGGGCGTTCCATTATACATCAATTTAACATAATTATATTCAATATCGTGTGAGTAATATTTATGTAAATTAACAATCATATTACATTCACTATCATTATTAGTAATTTTATAAACTGATTTTCCTAAATACCATTCAAAAACTTTTCTTAAACCATCTTTTCTATTTAAAGTTGCTGATAAACCAAGAGTTATTCTAATATTCATTTTTCTAAATGCTCTCGAAAAAACTTCAGAAGCAATATGATGACATTCATCGATAATAACTAAACCAAAATCATCAAAGATCTTTTCGTCATAATCTTTCATAGCCAGTGATTGTAATGTTGCAACAACAATATCTTTATTTTCAACATCAATAATTTTTTGTTTAATTTTTCCAATTTTAGCATTTGGAACAAAGATATTGACGCTATTTACAAATTGTTCATTTAAGAAATCTTTATGAGAAATAAATAAAGTTTTCTTTTTAAAATAACAAGCAATATAAATGGCCATAATTGTTTTACCAAATCCACACGGAACACTTATAATACCACCTAATTTCTTTTTATTTATAACATTATCTATAAAAGCATTTACTGGCTCTTGCTGAATATCTCTTAATTTACCATCAAATTTTAATACAGGACAATCTAACCCAGATGATAATTTATCAATTATAGGAAATCCTAATTTTTCAATTCCATAACATTTAGGAACATAAATCTTATTATCACTTTCTAAATAAATCGGATATTCTTTCGAATTTGTATTAAATGAAGTTGAAATTTTAGGACTTACTAATAATTCACTTTTAATTTTTTCAATTAATTCTTTATTCTCGTTTGTTTTTTTAATTCCATAACCTCTATTAGTTAAAGAAGTAGTCATATATCAAATATTATTTATATAATTATTTTTTATATATAATTTATATAATAGATGGTTATAGATTTTTTACGCATTTTATTATTAGTTGTTTTATTATTTGTAATCATTCTTGATTACGATGTCCCAGTTATTATTAATACAGCTGTAAATCAATTATTTATAGCATTAATAATAATATTTATAATATTAGCTGTTGATGAAATAGTAGGCTTTTTAGCAGGACTAATATTTTTAACTATTTATTTTAAATTCTATCAAAAGAAAATAAATAATGAAAATAAAGATAATAAGGAAAAATTCACAAATGAAAATAATTCATCACCATTAAATAATTTATTTGATTATATCTTCAATCCATCAATACCATCAATAAATTCTAAAACAGATGAAAAATTTAATAATAATTCATATCCATCTATAAATAAAGATATAATTCCATCAGTTTCAAATGATATTTTAAAATCTGCACAAAATAATATTTTTGATGATAATCAATATAATAAAGAAATTAAAACTTATGATAATTCTTATGGCGGTATTCAAGGATTAGGTATTAATAATTTAAGTGCGTTTGATAATAATTATACTAATTATAGCACTTTATAAATCATTAATAGATATATAATTACAAATATTAATCCTAATTTAATAAAATAATTATATGTATCTATTATTGATGATATATTTAGTGGTAAATTATTAATTATAGTTGTGAATATATATGGATTAATTATTATTGCTATTATGATACATATAATAAAACTTTTATTTATTAATAATTCATCATAATATTTAATTTTATCGTTCTTATCATTTTTAGAACTTCTTGTATTTTTAATTATTTGATGATCATTTAATTGTGGCTGTGGGTGTTGTTGTAATTGTGGCTGTTGATTATTATTATTATTATGCGTTTCGCTATTATTATTAATATTATAATTATTTTTTGGTTTATTTGCTAATAATAACTCATTTTCAAATTCATTAAGAACATCCTTTACTAATGGATCATTCATATCATCCGTTAGACTAATATCATTTGTTTTTAATGGTATTTTATCTATTTCTGTAATCATATTATTTTGATTTTTAGGCGGNNGATGGTCTATTATTACCATTATATTGATTTAATGCTTTATCATTACATAAAGCAGTAATAGTTTTATATTTATAACAAGTATCTTCTATTTTGAATATATTATCATTTATTTCATTATATTTGGGAGCAAAATATAATGTACAATTATCTTTACAAACTCTATTAAAAAGTAATGCTAATGAAAGACCAAAAATAGCACTTACAATTATCTGTCCTAATTCAGTATAAAATAATCTATCTATAGCAAATCTAATATTCATTCAATTATTCTAATTAAATAATATTTTTTATATTAAAGGTTGATCAATTGCTTTATCGGTACATTTAACTTCTTCAACAGTATATTTATAACATACATCATTATCATTTCTATATACAATCTTATTTGAATTATAGGGTGTTGGATATTTTATTACGATTTTAGGTTTAGGCGTTGATATATAAACATATAAAATACCAATTGTAAATGCAATTATAAAAGATAAAAAATTAAATCTAAATACATTCTTATTAATGACTTCATCCATAATTACTATATATTATTCTATTTATAATAAATAGTAAAAATGATCAGTTATATATTAAGTGCATTTTTATATCTATTTGAATTAATAACAAATTCAAATACTCTTAAACAGTTTGCAATATCATTATTTTTAGGAATATTCATATATTTATTAATTGCAACAATTTATTGTAGTGTATTTAGAGTTTCATATGTAAAATTCTTTAAATATACAATTTTTCCAGTAATAGGTATGATAATATTAATAATACAAGGAATAATTTATATATTTTTTATTCCATATCATATTTATGTAGTTATTAAAGATACATTTCATCATATTATACAAATAATAACAATTTTTTTTAATTGGATTTCTGATATAATAAATACAACATTAAATATCGAAGATTATATATTAAATAGTTAATGTATAAATATCTGGGATCTCTTTTAATTCAGGTTTTTTAATTGATACTAATTCAAATAAATCTTTAATATTATTAGATTCAATCCATTTATTATATTTCTTATTATAATTTATTAAATATTTTTCATAATTTTCATTATTAATTTTTCTTGGTAATTCATATTTTTTCATATACTCATTCTTTTTTTTCTCTTCTTTTTCAATTATTAAATCTTTATTTTTATTATAATTATTAACAGCATCCATTAATTTTATTTTATCTAAATCAATTTTATTATTTATATTATCAATTAATATAAAACCAATATTCATTATTTTAATATCTTTTTAATATAATTATTTAATTTATTTTTTTATAATCATATAAATTTGGTTGTGTAGATTCAAATAATCCTCTATAAAATTTTTCTAATTCTTCTTGAGGAGTTAAAGTCATTTCATATTCAGTAATTGGCAAATATTTAATAAAAGTTTTATTACTTTCACTTGCTATTTTTTTATATTTATTTTCATAATATCCTTTTATTATCAAAACAGATCCTACAAATAAAATAAATAATGCTATTGATTTCATTTTTATTTAATGAAAATAAAAAAATAAATATTTATGATAGAGTTCTTACTATATCATCAGGGCCTGATGGTTGATCAATTACTTTATTTTCTTCTTCTTGTGGTTCTTCTTTAACATCAACTGTTTTATCTTGATGAGATGCAGTCCAAGGATCAACTTCTTCAAGATGTTCAGTAGCTGTTTTAGCATTACCCATCATACTTCTTTTTCTTTCTTCAAAAATTTCATCTTTAGTCTCAATATTTTGTTTATATTGTTTCATAAGAGTATTTAGTTGAGTTTCTGAATATTCCTGTTCTGATAAATCATTTGGATTTGGAGACCAAGGAATCCAACAACCAACTTGACAGATATAAATATCGAATTTGCTATCAAATTTTTTGACAAATTCACTTCTTTTCTTTGCTTCATCAATAGTATCAAAAACACCACGAATTTTTACACCACGCATTGAAGTCTTGAAATTATTATTTTTATGAAATTCAGATTCAATATCTGCAGAATTAACAGATTTGAAAAATTTATATTGTTCATCAAGATCATTACTATTAAAGATATAATTATGATTATCTTTAATAGTTTTTACTAAATCAGCACTATCTGGATATTTATTTTCAAGACTATCAAGGAGAGTTTTCATATCCTTTCCAAATTTATCTAAAAACTTAGAAAAGTAATAAACTTCTTTATCTTTTAAAACATCTTCTGGACTTAAAAAAGAAATGAGAGCATAATTCTGACCTCTAATTGGTTTATCTTCATCTAAAAAATCTTCTTGTTTTGTTGATACTAATTCTGATTCTGACATTTATATATATCTTTTATTTAATATAATCTTATATATTTTTATAAAAAAATGATTTTTACTATTCAAAAAATGATTTTTAGTATTAAAAAATGAATGATATTTGCATAAATGATATTAAAAAGAAAGGTATTATTAAAATTAATGAATTATTAGAATTTGATATTAATTATACAAAAATAGGTTCTATATCATATTTATTATACGGAGAGAAATTTAGCGAATATTCAATTAATAATAATATAAAAAAATTTAGCCATTTTTTAATAAATGAATTAATTATTTCTAAATTTAATTCAGATTTAGAAACAATTAATTCAAAAATTGAATTAAATTTAATTTTCAAAGATAAAAAAAATAAAATTATTTATTATCGAGAATTAAAATCAAATATTAATTTTGATATTAGCAAAATAAATACAATTAATGATAAATTTATTAGCATTCAAAAAAAATTAAATGAAGATTATCCTGATTATAAGATTGATTGTGGAATTTTAATTTGGACTATTTATAATTCTGAAATTTTATCATCAGAAAAATCAAATATTATTAGATATGAAAAAAATGGAATTAAAATAGATTATATGGAAAACTTCTTAAATATTATTGATATTAAATGGTCTATTGATGATTATTATAATTATTTTAAAGAAATTGGAAATATAATTAATAATTATCATTAATTTTTTATTTAAAATATATATTTACATTAGAAAATTCAATTAATAGAGAAACTGAATTATTTATTAATTATCAAACAGATAATATATTTTAGATGGTAAAAGAACATCTTCTAAACCAATATATGATAAAAAATATAAAAAAAATATTAATAACGAAAAATTAAAATATTTTATTACATCACTTCATAAATTATTAATTGAAAATTAATTTAATATTATTTTTCAAAGATTAATTATTATTAAACAATTTCATAATATTAATATTATTAATTTTTAAAATTATATATGTATTCAAAAAACATAATCCGCTAATTACTAAATTATTATTAAATAATTTCATAATATTAATTATAATTAAAGAAAATTTTAAATAAATATAATTTCTTTTTATTATAATAGTATAATAAATAGGATGAATCAACCAACTTATAGTTTTGATATATGGGAAGCTTTAATACGCATAATTAAATATGCTATTGAAGCTATTGTTGTAGCTTTAGCTGCATATTTATTACCTGAACAAAAATTACAATTTAGTGAAGTATGGATGATTGCTTTAACCGCTGCTTGTTTATTCTCATTATTTGATTTACTTTCTCCATCAATTGCTGCCGGAGCTCGTCAAGGTGTTGGATTAGGCACTGGTTTCCGTTTAGTTGGTTTTGGACCAGCTTAAAGAGATGGGATAATTTTATAATTTAATTCTTCACATATTTTTTTCCATATTTGGTCTTGAATGTATAATTTTTCTCTACTTTTTAATAAAGGAAAGAATTTCAAATATTCATTAAGTCCTAATATTTGAAAGAATTTATATAAAACATAGCTATATGATAAGAAGTTTTTTCTATCTTTAGGACAATGTTTTAAAAATGGGCCTTGTATATCTCTAAACATTGAACATAATTTTTCTTCTAATTCTGGTGAAAATTGAGGTGTTGGAATTCCATTTATTCGATTAATAATATAATTAATATGTTCATAATATTTATTAATTCTTAATCTTTTCAATATTTCCCTCATTTTTGAATAAGTTATTTTTTTAGTATCAGTTATTTTTTCTTTTTTAATTTCATTTAAAATCTTCTCAAATACATCATTAGGAATATCTGTACTTTCTTTTCCCTGTACTTGATTGCACCATTCCCTAAAATGATTTATTCTCTTATAACTAAAATGAGATGTATCTTTCGTATTTTGTTTTAATATTGGTCTATTCTGTTCTACTAATAATAATTCTTGATAACCACAATTATTACAAATCATTATTGCATCTTGCTGAAGACAAATTAAAGGATTATTACATCTATAACAAATTTCATTATTAATTTCTTGATCTATCTTTTTAACATAATACTTATTTGTAATAGATAAATATTGATCAACTAAATCGCTTTTTTCAATAACTTTATCATTATCTGATTCTTTACAACTATCATTACTTAAACATTCATCATAATCATCATTGATATTATCATTTTCATTAATATCTCCATTAAAATTATCATCATTGTTTTTAGTTGTTAAATTAAATGATTCTAATATTGATTTTGTTTTATATTTATTTGCTTGAGGTATTAATACTGGAATATTTGTTGTTGATTTTAATGATTGTTTTTCAAGCATTTCATAATAATTAAATAAAATTATACTTGTATTTTCATAATATTCAATTTCATCAATATCATTGATATTATTAATTTCATTTTGAATTTTTTTTAATTCTTCTTTTATTTCTATATTACTATTCCAAAGAGATTTATATAATTCATCGTTTTTTAAATTTGGATTTAAATTATTATATTTAATTATATCATTATTAATTTTTTTACTAATATCTTGTAAATTTTTTATCTTATCATTATATTTCTTATTATCTAAAATTTTTTTATTATAGTTATTAATGAATTTATTATGCATAGCATCTAAAGTTGATAAATCGCCCTTATTTATATCTATGCTTTGTAATCTCTTTTTAGATGTTTTATCTTTAAACATTCTTATAAATAAAAAATGCAATTATGCTTTTATATATCTTATTTTAAATTTATTACATTTTTTTTCTC